AAAGTCTACAATCTGAGTATATCTATTGTTGATTGGGACAAACTATCACACATTGCAAAAGAAGAAACAGAAATACATGGCACACAAGTCAGTGTGGCTGACATGATTCGTTCTGTTGTAAAATCTTATTTAGAAGCGTACGAGGAAGTAAATGACTGACGACGATAAATTTAATCTAAAAATATTTGAACGAGAGTATGACCAAGCATACGAGGCTGTCTTAAATGTATCGACTGCTCGACTAGGTGAGACAAGTAAAGATCTTATTAAATCTGGCAAAGCAGTTGACTTACGAAGAAACATACAGGTGTTTGTGGGAAAGACAGAAGAAGAGTGCAAGCGCTGGGTAAGGGCTAACATGGAACGCCTTAAAAAGTATAACACAAAATACGAAGTTAAAGGTTGACAAATATTCAACACTATTATATGACATAAGAAATGACGGCGGTGCGTGTTTTCCTCTACTCCTTCCGCTAGCCGTCACAAGCCCCTGCCAGTATTAAATGGCGAAAAGATACTGGTGGGGGCGGCATATTTTTCTGAACTGGCGACCTGCTGAACCTTGAGTTCACTATATAAGGTCACGATGAAGAAAAGAGAACAGGGCTGTCTTTCGGGGCGGCTCTGTTTTTTTGTGCTTGACATCCGTAAAAGTTTGCTGTATGGATAACTAATAATGCAAGTATTGAGAGGAAACAATATGCGCTCTAATAGCAAACTAATCATAAAAGCAAAGATGGACTTGGAGATTATAGACGATGAATGATACTAGTTCTTTACACATCCCAGAGTTTGCACATGGCTATCTGTTGTCAGAGTCGTACATGATATTTAACGTTGTACTAGAATCGGGTGAAACAGAAGAGGATTGGCAACAGATAAACGATACACCACTGTCATCAGGAGAACACTGCGACTATGCAGATTATGACCTTAACTTCTGGTATGATGAGGATGAGGACAAGTGGCACTGTACTGCCTATGAGATATGGCGTGATGAAGAAGGTGTGGCACATACAATTCAATCAGAGTATAGGAGATTGTGGTAATGCCTAGATATAAAGTAATGGCAACAGAGTATGTATACAAAGATACCTTTGTTTATGCAGAGGACGCAGAAGAGGCGTACGAAAAAGCACAGGGAGATATACATTGGGAAGTTGTAGGCGGGGACTTTGAAATTCACGCAGATATGACGTTTCTAGAAATAGGAAGCAGTGATGAGCATGTACATCAAACCCCGCCCGATTGTTAAGGCAACAGGTATACCCTTTAGTCAAGCCCTGCGAGAATACCGCATGGAACTTGAAGACCAAGAGTGGGAGCATGGCAAACCACCCACGCAAAACCAGCTAACTTGGCTGGGCTATTTAAAGGAACGTGTAGACGCTGGGGCTGGTATGTTTTACACAGGATTGGAGAGAATAGATGACTAAGAAACATACAAAGACACTTGAACTGACCCCGATGGAAGCTAACGCTCTGATGGTCATGCTTGACAGTGAGATAGAAACCATCTTCACCTATGATGGTATTGACCCGATTGCAGACTGGGAAAGTGCAGACCTGTATGCTTACAAGTTGTTGGCATACAAAACATATAAGCAATGGTATAAGGATACACATGATGTATAATACATACAAACTAATCATGGACAGTAAACACAATCCACTATCCCACATACCTGACACAAACACACGGCACATGGTGATGCAAGTATTAGCGTGGATGTGGTGTATTATATTTAGCATGTATCTTGGTAGCATTGTTGCTTTCGGTATTAGTGCCGTATTACACGCCTTAATTATTGCTGGTATATTTATTACAGTGGGTGTGTTTGAGACAGCCAAGCGTAAGCCACAGTATTTTGGTGGGCTAGGGCGTAGTAATGGGGGTGAACATGAATAACAGTTATATACAACTAATGGAATTGCTATGGGATGATATAGCCGCACAAAGGGACACGATTACTGTGTACATAAACGGTGAATATCTACCTGCCAAAGTAGAATGGCACAAAAACGATACCGTAGACCAATTTGTGTTGGAGATTGAGAAGGCCAACCCATGAGTAACCACGCAAACGAGGTGGCTATCGAACAGCTAGCCGAAACTGTTCTAGCTATGACAGTAGAGGATTTCTTAACGACCCTACGCTTACGCAAGCTAGACAAACACGAACAAGCCCAAGCAGCAGTAAACGAACTAATTACCGAAATGTTTTTTGAGAGGTCACACTGACAAATGATTCACGCCTATCCAACCATGTCTGAGTTTAGCAACCACAAAACAGAAATGTTTGACGTGACAATTTCTGTAACGCTAGACAAGACAATCAGGGTACGGGCTATCGACAAAGAAGAAGCCCTGCAACTTGCGACAAACCGCACACTTAACAAGACAAAAGCATACAGACGGTCTGGTCACGATGTTTACTCTGTAGAGGCAGAAATAGCTGACAAATGACAAACAAGACAAAAGATCCACACTATAACTATTCTGAGATATCAGTCAGATTGAAATCAGAACGGTGCGAGTGTGGGGCTGTCCCTTCCGTTGTTCTCTGGGATTACCGTTTATTGTGCAAGCCTTGCTGGGTTTCTGAATTAGAAAAAAACAAATCTTGATATTTATTCCGTTTTGTGGTAGCGTTTCCTTGCCATTTATTTTGTAGAGGAAAACATACCATGAGAAAAGCAGATATAAACAAGCCGCCTGTTACTATGTACCCTAAAGCGAGGCGCGTTGTTCAAGATAGCGTAAACGTTTTAAAGCAATCTAACAACGGTAAAATAGCAGATAAGGGAAAGTTGCCTATAGTAAAAAAGGGCAAGTTTGCTGGCTATGTTATCTTTACCTTAACTCTAGAGGAACGTGCGACCTGTCCCCGCGATTGCTATCACTGGGATGATTGCTATGGTAATAATATGGCGTTTGCCCACCGCTTCCAGCATGGCGCGGAATTAGAAAACAAACTAGAACAAGAGGTGCGCGAACTTTGCGCCACTTATAAGGGCGTTATTATTCGCTTGCATGTCTTGGGTGATTTCTATTCGGTGCAATATGTAAGGCTATGGCATAAACTAATGAGCCTATATGATAATCTGGCGGTCTGGGGTTACACTGGCAGAAAACCAGATAGCGATATAGGCAAATCTATTTTATATAATAATCAGCGTTTTGGTTCTCGCTGGTCTGTCCGTTATTCTGATGCAAAAGATATCCAGCTAGCGGCAATGTCCCGCGAACGTGCTGAGCCTGTGAAAGGCCAATCTTTTATCTGTCCAGAGCAGACGGGGGCGGCTAGCAACTGTGCAAACTGTGCGCTGTGCTGGTCTGCACCAGATAAGCAAGTTATCTTTTTAACTCATTAGGGGGGGTGACAAACCAGCCGACACTAACTTTTTTGGGGTAGTCTGTGATTAAATCGTCGGGTTATTACGGGGCTACCACGCGATCAGCGGAGTCGGGGGCTGGTTGCAAAATGGCGGGGGTGTTGCTGTTTCGGGTATGTTTCGGCAGCACCCCATTTTTTTTTACTTTACTTTATCTAGGCTTTATGTCTTAAACTGAAAGGGCGGAATAATCCGCTAACCATAGTAAGAAGGGAAAACATACTATGAATGATTTAACCATTAACGCTTTTAAGGAATCCTATGACGGGATCACTTATGAGCATAACCAGCCAGAAGATTTGACCCTTTATAGAGAAAAGGCGGTTTTTAAAAAGATACCGCTTTGGGCTGATGTTCCTGTTGCTGATGTTTCTGTTCCTGAAAAATTAGAGAAGAATTTCGCGTTATATAATCAGGCCACCCACGACGTTTTGGATTTTGTGGTTTCTAAATCTTATAATCTAGTCCCCCATGAAATTACCTTTTCCGACCTTGCTAATTCTATCCGCAATAGCTCACTAGGTAATGAGCGAATGAAAGTAAAGGATCGGATTTTCGATAAGGGTGCAAGGGCGCATCGCACTATTGAATTTCCAGATATGAGGGCGGACGTTCGTTCGCGTACTACTGGGGATAGCGTAGCGCCTCGCATTGATTTATATAATAGCGTTAATGGGACTTGGGCTTATCAGCTATTCTCTGGGGCGTATCGCGATTTGTGCCGCAACTCTCTTGTGTTTGGTGGGGAAAAAGCCTTTTATGCTAAAAAGAAACATACGAAAAACCTAGCCCCAGAAGCGCTAATAGAGAAAGGCGTTGTTTCTGTCGATATGTTTACCAACCAGCGCGACCAGATGGATATCTGGGCGGCAACTGCTTTATCAGATGAGCAGTTTGGGCAGATACTAAAAGAAACCGTTTGCTTTAAAAAGACTAGGGCGGGGCAGGATGAGCAGTACAATAAAGGCTTATTCAACTATCTAATGGATCAGTTTGAGGAAGAAACTGCCAGTTTGGGTAATACTCTCTGGGCTGGTTATAATGCCCTTACTCACTGGTCAACTCATACTGATGAAAAAGGCCGGGCTAATCAGATAGCTTATAAGGCCGAATACGATCGATCTAATCAAGTTCGCAATGTATTATCCAGCCCGTCATGGGGCAATCTGGAAAGCTTGGGAGTAGCCGCATAATGAATGATAAACTTGAAGGCTTTTACGTTGTTTATCGTACGGTATTGACTATTTTGTTATGCTTGATAGTCTATGCTATAATAACTTGGTAAATGAAGAGGAAAACATACCATGAATAAAGAAATCAAAAACCAACTGGATACAATCGCCAGCGCTTGTCGTTTGTTATCGGATAACGATACCAACCGCATCAAATTAAATAATAAGATGACTGATGCTATTATTGAACATAATGAGGGCATTTTATCTGAGGCGAAATCGGCAGAAAAACTGCAGAAAATAATTCGCGAGGCTGGGGAAATTATTGCTTGGGAATTATTCGGGCAGGCGTCTATCACTATCAATAATGAAACCGTCAAGGCCAATAAGGCCACCGTTTCAAGCTGGGCAGATAATAGGCAGTTAAGAAAAGGCCATCACAAAGTTTTAGATGTTCTGGCATTGCGCGATTATCCAGTAACCATCAGGACGATAAGAAGAGAGACTGGGCTAATGATTCCCACCATCTCTAGCTATATCTATGCTTTGCGTCAGGAAGGCCATAAAATAGAAACTATACGAAAGGGAATGCGCTCTAACCCTAAATATCAACTTATTGCAAAGGCGGCGTAGTTATGGATAACAATATATTGGATGAGTATTTAATAGAGCAAATGCTTGATGAATATGACCATCTCTGCGAGTATGTAGAAGAGAGCGAGGAATAAAGAAACATACTTGAAAACATACCAGCCCCTGTCTTGCTTAGTCTTGGCAGGGGTTTTTCTATGGTAATCCTAAATAATGCCTAGCGGTTTGAATTGTTGGGATTATCTGGGCGGTTGTCCGTTCGGGTTAGCTAGTAATGGTAATCTCAACTGTCCCCAGTAGGGGGATTATCAATATTTGTAATTTGACAAATGACAAAACGCGCACATGGGCGCAGGCGCGATGATACCCTTTTGGCTTTCCCTTGTGGGGTATGTTTTGGGGGGCTGTTCGGTAGTCCTACGGCTATCAGCGATGCAGAATTATATATTTGCCTTGTGGGCGCACGCATGGGACACGGGGGGGCGGTGGCATTTGCTATGCAATGTCGACATATTTTTATGGAATTTGTATTATTGATATGAAAAAAGGGGTAGTCCGAAAACATACCCCGTTAGCAAGCCAGAAACATACCCTTTTAGTAACCTGAAACATACCCCTTTGTAGAGTGGGGTATATCTCCCGGCGGGTTACACCCTCATAGTACAGGCAAAATGCCATTTTGTCAACCCCAAATCGACATGCCCCCTTGCATTTTATTTTTTTCTTGACAAAAGTTAACTGTATCAGTATTATAACAATGAAGAGTTACTTTTCACTAGCGAATCTCCCCACATTTAGTATATATATTTAACAAAAGCGGATGTATTAGGCTAGAAAGTGGCGTAGCTCTTTGTATGTTTCAGAGAAATAGTATGAATCAGCTAAATTTACTTCCCCAACAGAACAAACAGCGTGAGTTGACCACACAACAGGTATGTTTTCTTGACAACCTGTTTGAAAACGGTGGCAATATATCAGAGGCTGCGATAGCAGCAGGCTACTCTAGGGGTTCTGTAGGCTGGTTAAAGCAATCTCTAGCAGATGAAATCATCGAACGTACTAAAAACATACTTTCTGTGAATGCTCTCAAGGCTGCGAACCGTCTAATCAACACGATTGATAACCCCGTACCCGACAGGGGTGACGACCTGCGCCTGAGAGCAGCAGAATCGCTATTAAACCGCGTAGGGGTAGCAAAACAAGAACAAATTAACCACAATGTACAGGCGGTACACGGAGTAGTACTGCTTCCGCCTAAGAAAGAAGTAATAATAGATGCGGAGTGACAGAGATATATGGCGTATGGTAACAGTGCATAACAATTCAGGCGCACTTACCACAGAGGAATACACCAGATTTAAGCAATTAGATGGTATGTCCGTTAAGCAGAGGCTACCTTTTATTTCTATTAACCCTCACATGCACAAAAAAGCTATGGGCGGAAAGATATATCGTGGACGACCAGCAGGACAATCCTCCGAAAAAGCGGGGTAGACAAAAAAAAGACCCTAACGCACCCAAAGCTATCTACAACCTGTCCCGTGCAGAACGCGCTAGACGGGCCACACAAAAGCAGGTGCGCGATGCTAAGAAAAGAGCTACTAAGGCTACCAAAGCAGCAGAGGATAAGCGTAGGTACGCACGTAAGCTTCAGGAAAGCACATCTAAAGTAGAGAAAGCTCTACAAGGGAAACATACTACTGTCATAGACGAAGGAGATTTACAAAATGTATCCTCTACAGTTTCTGATTTGGTTGAAGAGTACGAAGTTGTATTCAAACCTAACGACGGTCCTCAAGAAGAGTTTCTCTCCTCTTCAGAAAGAGATGTCCTCTATGGTGGCGCTGCTGGTGGGGGTAAAAGTTTCGCACTTCTTGCTGACCCTCTTCGTTTCTGTCATAATCCTAATCATCGCGGCCTACTTCTTAGGCGAACATTAGACGAGCTAACAGAACTTATTGATAAGTCGCGCCAGCTATACACTAAAGCATTTCCCGGTGCAAAGTTTAGAGAAAGTAAATCAACGTGGCACTTTCCATCAGGAGCTACTATATGGTTTACATACCTTGACCGCGACAAAGATGTAACACGTTTTCAGGGTCAGGCATTTAATTGGATAGGTGTCGACGAGATTACCCAATACCCCACACCCTACGTTTGGGATTATTTGCGTTCTCGTCTTCGTGCTACTGACCCAGAGCTACAGCAGCATTTGTATATGCGCTGCACAGCTAACCCCGGCGGCGTAGGTGGTTGGTGGGTAAAAAAGATGTACATTGAAAACATCGAACCCAACGAGCCGTTTCCCGCATTTGACTTAGATACACAAAGACCGTTTGTATGGCCTGACAGTCACGAGAAAGCTGGACAACCTCTCTTCTATAGAAAGTTTGTACCCGCTCGTCTAACAGACAATCCATACCTTATAGCAGACGGACAATATGAAGCAATGCTACGTTCCCTGCCAGAAGTGGAGCGTAAGCGACTATTGGAAGGAGATTGGGATGTTGCAGAAGGTGCAGCCTTTCCTGAGTTTTCACGTAGCAGACATGTGGTCGAATCTTTCGAGCTACCTACCAACTGGCCCAGAATCCGGGCGGCTGACTACGGGTATGCGAGTCCTTCTTGTGTTCTTTGGGGTGCTATCGACTGGGATAATAATATCTGGATTTATAGAGAACTTTATGT